GCTACAGCGATATGAAGATCGCGCATTTCCCCGAGAAGCTGCAGGCGCTGCTCGCGGGCCGCATCACCGCGCCGATCTATGTGCGGGTGAAGCCGATCAACCTCTGCGACCACGCCTGCTTCTTCTGCGCCTACTCCACCGGCTTCCGCAAAGGCGACCGCGCCAACCACATCCAGAGCGGGATGCACAAGGAGATGCACGAGCAGGACGTGATGCCCGCCGAGAAGATGCACGAGATCCTGGATGACTTCCATGACATGGGCGTGAAGGCCGTCACCTATAGCGGCGGCGGCGAGCCGCTGATGCACACCCACATCGTCGCCTTCATGGAGAAGACCCTCGAGCACGGCATTGATCTCTCGATCATCACCAACGGGCAGATGCTGGTGAAGCGCCGCGCCGAGGTCCTCGCGCATGCCAAATGGGTGCGGGTGTCGATCGACTACACCAGCGCCGCCGAGATGGCCGCCTCGCGCGCCGTGCCCGAGAAGAACTTCGCCATGGTGCTGATGAATTTGAAGAAGTTCGCCGCCATGAAGGACGAGGGCTGCGACCTCGGGGTCAACTTCATCGTCCACCAGAACAACTACCACCGCATCGCCGAGTTCGCCGGCACGCTCAAGGATCTGGGCGTCGAGAACGTGCGCTTCTCGCCGATGTGGGTGCCGCAGATCGCCAGCTACCACGCGCCGATCCTGAAGGAGGTGCAGCGCCAGATGGAGCGCGCCCGCGCCCTGATCGACGAGCGCTTCTCGATCAACTCGACTTACGACGTCGAGTCGGAGTCGCACTCACCGATGCGCGCCTACACGCATTGCCACTACATGCAGGTCGTGCCGGTGATCGGGGCCGACCAGGTGGTCTATGCCTGTCACAACACCGCTTACGCCAAGCACGGCGCGATCGGCTCGATCAAGCATCAGAGCTTCAAGGATCTGTGGTTCAGCGAGGAGGCCAAGACCGTGTTCGAGGGCCTCAACCCGCAGCACGTCTGCAAGCACCAGTGCGCCAACGATTCAAAGAACAAGCTGATCCATCAACTGGCCGAGGCGGGGGAGGACAATTTTGTCTAAGTGCCAATGCCTAAAACACCGTCTGATAAAGGTAAGGCGAGAGGAGATTGATCGCGCCACCGCCAAGTCTGGAGACATCACCGGCTTTCCCGTGATGTACTGCGATTGCGACGGCCAGAGGCTGATTTACCCGAAGCCGGAAAAGGGCATCAGGGTAGAATTCGTCGATGAGGGATTCGACGGCGTGTTTGGATATTTCTACCTCTGCGAAAATCCCGATGATTGTCTAGAGGCATACCATGGCGATCCTGCGCGTCTATCTCTGCCCTAAGCACGGCGTCAGCGAATGCTTCGACGACGAGCCGCGCTGCCGCATCAAGCGGTGCAAGGCCGACCTGCAGGAGATGATCGCCTCCCCAGCCATCATCCATCGCTCGACCAAACGCACCGACGCCACGGTCGCGCAACTCGCCGCCGACTACAAGATGACAGACGTCAAATCGACGCGCGAGGGCGAGGCCCAGAAGGGCGGGGAGCAGAAGGGCCAGGGCGTCCTCTGGGGCCAGATGGGCAAGGTCGGGCTCGATCAGATCGTCAAGGGCGGCCCGCCTCGCCCTATCCACGACGAGCCGGTTGGTTTACAACGGAACCAGATGGGGACCTTGACCGGCCCGCTTGACCGCGGGGTGATCGTCCGACGCGATCATGAAAACCTCAAAGTCGATAAATGAAGATCCCCAAGGACCTCAAGGACCGCGAAGACTTCTACAACGACCTCGTCCAGAAATGCCTCGTCTCGCGCGAGGAGCGCCGCAACGACTACGCCATCATGCGGAGCTACTACCTCTTCGGCTGCTCCCCGAACGAAGCCCCCGCGCTCTTCAACAAGATCAACCCCCATCTCGAGCAGGTCGCCAGCTTCCTCTATTCGTCGGAGACAACCCGCTTCTCGATCAATCTCGGGGCGACCGCGCCCAAGGGCGAGGCGCAGAAGATCCCGGCCCTGACCCACGGCATCAACGACCGCTGGCTCGACTCGAACGCCGACATCGTCTTCGGCACCGCCCTTACCTGGTCGCTCGCCTTCAACTCGACCTTCGTGAAGCTGGTCAACCGCAACAAGCAGATCCTGCCCTACATGGTCGATCCCGGCTCGGTCGGCGTGCTGCGCGAGGACATGCCGGTCACCGACCGCCAGGAGGCCTTCGTCCATACCTACTACATGACCAAATCCGACCTCTACGACCGGCTCTACAGCCACCCGCACCGCCAGCGCATCATCGACGAGATCACCGCTTCCGAGAAGACCGAGCAGGCGATCCCGACCGGGGTCGACCGCATCATCATGAGCCAGGTCAACCCGGCGATTTACGGCAACGTGAACATGAATCTCGAAGGCTACAGCCGCTACAGGGCGACCGTCGCCGAGCCGGTGACCGAGATGCGCGAGTTGTGGGTCTGGAACGACGAGACCATGGACTATCAGGTCGTCACCCAGGCCGAGCCCGAGGTCGTCATCTACGACCGCGAGGGCGAGAAGCTGTTCCTGAAGGGCGAATTGCCGTTCATCCAGCTCTGCCCCGATCCGCTCTACGATTATTACTGGGGGGCGAGCGAGGTGCATAAGCTGGTGCTGCTGCAGGACGCCCGCAACAAGCGGGTCCTCGAGATCATGGATCTCCTCAGCAAGCAGGTGAACCCGCCGACCGCCCTGATGGGCTTCACCGGCCTCTTGGACGAGAAGAATTTCACCCTCAACCGGGCCGGCGGGCTGCTCGCCACCGACATGCCCACCGCCAAGGTCGAGCGTCTGGCTCCGAACATTCCCGAGGATGTCTTCCGCGAGATCGAGCAGATCGACCGCATGTTCGAGGAAGCCTCCGGAATCAACTCGATCCTCGCCGGCCGGGGCGAATCCGGGGTCAGATCGGCCAATCAGGCCTCGCAACTGGCCCGTCTGGGCTCCTCGCGCATCAAAAAGCGCGCCTTGATCATCGAAGACGCCCTCGAGAAGATGGCAACGTTGTTCTTGAAGCTGATACAGCGCTATGACGACGCCAAATTCGAGGACGAGGCCGGTCTCGCCTTCGTTGCCGAGCAATTCACCAAGGATTTCACGGTAAAAGTCGACGCGCACAGCAATTCGCCGGTTTTCATGGAAGATTTGCGCCAGATGGCGTTCAATCTTCGCAAGGTCGACGCGATCGACAACGAGGACCTGCTGGAACTGCTCGACATCCCCGGCAAGCAGCTGCTGAAGGCCAAATTGAAGAAGCGCGAGGCCGCCAAGGCCGCGATGCCGCAGCAACAGCCGCCCAAGAAGGGCAAACCCGATCTCCAAGAGGTGAAATGATGGCCAAGTCGATCAGCAAGCGCTCCGACCAGCCCCGGGTCAGCGCGAAGCAAATGGCCAAGGGCAAAGCGCCCGCCAACCTCGCTTTTCGCACCACCGGAATTCGCAGCATGGGCAAATCGCCGAAAGGCAAGAAACCCGGCCGCGCTTAGGGGACCTTCCTCCGGCAATGAAAGGAACACGGCAATGATGAAGCGTGAACGCCGCGGCCGCAAAAAGCGCCGCTAAACTGCGCCTTGGCGTTCGAGAATAATTGAGGGGCGAATTTCGCTCCCTCAACTATTGGACAATGCCACATCGACCTCTACCCATCGTCCCACGAGGGGCAGGACGTAAAATAAAGCCCCTCCGCAACTATTTCCCAAATCTGGTACGTGGGACGTTCATTCCATCCATTCCTGGGTGTAACGCGGTGACTCGACATCGTTTTACAGCCGGATGTGGCGCGAATGCCCGACGTCTCCAATGCCGCGGTGATGAACCAGCTGCGCCAGAGCGGCCCAGGCGGCAATGGCCCCATGGGCAGTCCTCCGGGTGGGCTGGCCTCGTCCACGCCGCCGATGACCGCGCCGATGAGCACGCCCGAGCCGCAAGAGGGCGGGGCCGCGAATGCCAGGGTCAAAGCCGCCCAGGCGCTCGACCTGCTCGAGTTGTCGCTGCCGGATTTCGGCTCCGAGAGCCCTGACGGCCAGGCGGCCCTCGCCGCGATCAAGGCGCTGCATCGCATCGTCGGACAGAAGCGCGGCCAGATCGACGAGCTCCAGCCGACCGAAGCGCGCAACCTGCTCCAGAATTTGCCGCATGGCGGCGGGGCTCCTCCGGGCCTCGGCGCGATGGCCGGCCAGCCGCAGATTCCAGGTCTTGGCGGTTCCTCTCCGATGCCTGGAGCGCCGCCTGCATCACCCCCATCCCCCATGGGCGGCGCACCCACACCACCACCGCCGGGGGGAGCACCCCCGTCACCACTAGGAGGCATGTAATGGCAGAGGGCCTTTTTAAGCCGAGGGGCGCGCAGACCGTGCGCCGGCCGACCGACAACACACAGCAGAACGGGCGCGTCATCAACCCGCCGCGCCTCGCGCAACTCGGCGGCCTCTCGTCGACCAGCAAGGCGATGAGCAAGAACAACATGGGCATCAAGCGGCCCGGCGACGGCCAGAAGATCATCTGAGATGGCGAATCTCGAGGACTACTCCCAAGAGGCGCGCGACGAGCTCGCCAAGCTGGCGCTCGAACTGTCGGAGCACATGGAGACGCGGCCGACCATGCTGCGGATGACCCGGAAGGTCCGGCCGAATATGCCGATCCCCGAGATCGACACCGACGACAAGCTGCAAGCGATCAACGCCCAGGCGGCCAAGCGCATCGACTCGCTCGAATCGAAGCTGCGCGAGCGCGACGCGACCGAGGAGTTGCAGCGCCGCCGCCACAAGCTCGCCGAGCGCTTCGGCTCGGACAATGTCGAGCAGATCGAGAAGATCATGCTCGATAAAGGCATTCAGTCACACGACACCGCGGGCGACTACTTCGACTGGATGCGGCAGGCGCAAGCGCCGACGCCGTCATCCTTCTCGCCCAACGTGATGGACAAGTCGACGAGGGAGGGGCTGAAGAGCTTCTTCACCAATCCGCAACTGCACGCCCGAGAGGTCGCGCATCAGGCGTTGCAGGATTTGAAGAAAGCCAAGCGCTGGGCCTGAAGGGCGAAACAGGGGACCTTTAGGAGAAAGAAATGCCGATTGGCGGCGGATTGCTTCCAGGTACTGGCTCTACACAGTACAACGAACTGACCTACATTACGCGCCGGGCCTTCATCCCGAAGATGGTGGTGCAGATCTACAACAGCACCCC